CGGGCCGGTAGCAACGACTGCCGCGCCTGCTCCCGCAAATGCCGGCGATTTAACGCCCGACATGTTCGCTCCCGAGCACGCGACTCCGTTAGCTGCTGCGCAGACCCTCGCCCAGAAGCAAGCCGACCTATTCAAGAAACTCCAAGTCGGCGAAGGCGGCGCGGCGGAAGTGAATCGCCCCGACCTCGCGACGCAGGTTCCGGTCGCTCAGACGATGGCGAACGCCAAGAAGCTCGGGCTGACGATGGAGCAACTGAAGGCGCAGAACATCGGCGACCCCGAACACACTATGCGAGTTGCGGCACTAGCGCAGACCGTCCACGGAGACGCGGGTGAATTGCGCGATATGGCGCTCGATATTCTTAAGCGTCAAGACGCCGGGGAGGACGTAACCGCTGATTCGCAGACGTGGTGGAATCGCGTATCGGCCCTAGCTCCGCAAGCAGGGCGCCTCGCAGGGGAACGTAGCGCTGCGGGGCGTACTCTCCAGATACTCGACCCGCTCAAGAATCCTGAAACTGCGATGGCGAGCGCAGTCAATCGTTTCGCCCTCCAAGCTGGCGATGGGCAGACGATGGGCGACATGATGCAGATGTTCGCGCGCACCACAGACCCCGAAGTCCTTGCGCAGCAACTCGGCAAGATGAATGAATCCGTGCAGGCTGGCGGTTCTCTTAAGGGAGCCATCAGCGATTACTACTATGGCGCCTTGCTCTCACGCCCGCGCACGTTGGTCAAAAAAGCAGCGGGCGACCTCTGGTCGATGGCGCTCTCGATACCGACGCGCCAGATGGCCTCGATGACCAGCAGCGATGTGGCGCCGACCGAAGCGCCCGCGATGGTTAACGCCTGGATGCACAACGTCGGAGACGCGCTCAGGATTGCAGGCAAGACTTGGAAAAGCGGCAGTTCGGAGTTTGATCGGCTCTATCCCGGCGAAGAAGCAGCCTTCGAGCGCCCACTGACGCAGATCACTTCGACGGGAACGCGCTTCGAGAACACCCTAACCGGACAGGGCATCGACCTACTCGGCCACGTCATCGGTCTTGGCCCGCGCAGCATGGGCGGACTTCAGGACTTCGCGCGCACGATGAATATGCGGGCGCAGGTTGCCGCCCTCGCGGAACGTCAGGGCTGGAAAGAGGCGATGGATCAAGGTCTCAGTGGTGGTGAAGCTGGCAATTTTATCAAGCAGCGCGTGGCCGATCTGACCAACGATACGCCGCCCGAGATGCTGGCGAACGCCCGCAACTTCGCAACGAATCAGACATATCAATCGCCACTAGGCCCTATCATGCAGGGGATAAAGAACGGCCTCGACCAGATTCCCTTGGGGATTGGGCGATTCATGTTCCCTTTTGTAAAGACGCCGATGAATCTCTGGAAGTTCGCCCGTGACAACTCTCCGTTAGGGCTCGCGAGTAAACAAATCTGGCAGGATATGCAATCTGGCGGTGCTGATGGGGCGATCGCGCGGGCGAAGCTCGGATTGGGCACGCTGATGAGCGTGAAGATGGGACAGTGGGCGATGGATGGCCATATCACAGGCGGCGGCCCCAGTGACCCGAAGCTCCTGAGCGACCTCAAGGCGACCGGCTGGAAACCGTATTCGTTTCATATTGGCGATAGCTACATCCCTTATGGATGGGCAGAGCCGATCTCGATGCCTCTCGGTATCGCGGCGGACATGCACGATACTTATGCACAGGCAACTCCGGGGGACCGCGAACAGCAGATTGAGCATATCGGCGGGGCGTTTACGATAGCGATGGCGCGTAATCTGAGTCGGCAAAGCTATGTCCAAATGTTCGTCAATCTCAGCTCCCTATTCGACGACTACAAGGAGGGCAAAGACCCGCTCGAAGGCGTGATGAAGTTCGGCGGGCGCGAATTGAAGGGGTTAATTCCCGCTGCTCTCCAAGGTGAAGCGAAGCGTGAAGACCCGATTATGCGGCAGACGCGCGGAATGATGGACGAGTTCAAGGCTGGCACTCCCGGCTACAGCCAGGAACTTCCACCTGTGCGCGACCTGTACGGCGAGAAGATTCCCGTCCCCGGCGGTTTCATGGCGAACGAGGTCTATCCCTTTGCGGTCGGCCATGACGCCAAAGACCCCGTTGCTCAGGCGATTTACGATAACGGCGCGAGTCCAATGCGCGTCCCGCAACTCCTGCCGGGGAGCGGGCGAGCGCCGAAGTATGGCGACCAGCCGAATAATCCCGACGTTGGCGTGCCCCTGACGCCGCAAGAGCAGGACCGTTGGTCAGTCCTACGTGCGAGCATCAAAGACCCGAGCACGGGGATGAATATGCGTGAGGCGCTAAATGCACTGGTGGCCGATCCGCAGTTTAAGTCGGCGCCGAGCGACGAAAAGGCTAAGGCGCTTGACCATGTAGTAACGGGCTTTTCCCACGGCGCCACTGGTTCGCTGTATGCTGAGAGCGCAGATATTCGACAACGATATGCGGCACGGATGAAATATCGCGAAATGGCCCATCAACCAGCGCCTAGCGGCGGGATAACGCCCGCTTCGGCCACGGCGCCGTCATTATGAAAACCACCGTCAAGCAAGTCGAGCAGCCGATCAACTTCACTTGGAATCCGCCGGGGCCAGTCTCGCGCGCCTTTGTGGCTGACGATGCGCTGCTCTGCGGTATCCGTGGCCCCTTCGCCACCGGCAAATCGGTTTCCTGCATTGCTAAACTGCTTCGGAACTTCACACTTCAGCGCCCCGGGCCGGATGGCTATGTTCGTCGGCGCACGGCGATCATCCGCAATACCTACCCCGAACTCACGACCACGACCATCAAGACGTGGCAGCAATGGGTGCCTCCGAATGTGGGGCGCTGGCGCGAGAAAGGACCGCCGATGCACCGTATCATAACGGAGAATCCCAAGGTCGATTGGGAAATCTGGTTCCTCGCCCTCGACCAGCCGGATGACCTTCGCCATTTGCTATCGATGGAATTGAGTGATGCGTGGATCAACGAAGCCCGCGAACTCCCCAAGGTCATCCTTGACGGTCTCACTGGCCGTGTCGGTCGTTTCCCGCGGACCATACGAAATGCCAAAGGCCAGATAACCTACGGCTGCGCTGCTCCGCAGATTGTGATGGACACTAACCCGCCGGATACTGACCATTGGTGGGCGAAGATGGCGGACTTCCCCGACCCTGAAACTGTCGCAAGGAATGAAGAAATCGCCCAAAAGCTCCGCGAGTTGGGCGTGTTACGACCAAATCAAGCGCTCCAGCGGTTCTATGCACAGCCTAGTGGGCGTTCTCCTGAAGCAGAGAATCTAAGGAATCTTACCCCTGGCTATTACGAGCGCCTGAGTGCTGGTAAATCTAACGAATGGATCAAGGTCTATGTCGATGGTGAATACGGATTCGTACTCGATGGAAAGCCGGTCTATCCAGAGTACCGGGACGGGATGCATTGTCGTGAGATTGCGCTTAACCGCAATCTGCCGATCTACGTTGGCATCGACTTCGGGCTCACCCCAGCAGCGACGATTGCTCAGCGAACCATCATGGGGGCGTGGCGCATATATCGCGAACTCGTTACCGAGGACATGGGCGCGCTTGAATTTGGCAATCTCCTCGGGCAAACGCTCCGAGGCGAGTTCGTCGATTACAAGATCGCCTCGATAACCGGCGACCCCGCGGGCGACACGCGGGCGCAGACCGACAAGGGAACGCCCTTCGAGGTGCTGCGGGCGGCTGGCATTGCCGCGCGTCCGGCAGCGACGAATGACCCGACCAAGCGCCGCGAGACCTTCGCCTACTTCCTGAACAAGATGGTCGATGGCGAGCCGGGGATGCTCATCCATCCCAACTGCCAGAAGCTCCGCAAGGCGCTCGCGGGCGGCTACCACTACAAGCGCGTACAGGTGACGGGGCAGGAGCGCTATCACGACCTGCCAGTCAAGGATATGTTCAGCCATGTGGCAGAAGCGGCGCAATATATGCTTCTGGGGGCGGGCGAGCAGCGCACGGCACTACGGGCGGCACCTGAGTTAACGCAGAAGCGAACGAAGTTCGCGGACGGCTACGACCGGAATCCCTTCGAGGTGGAGCGATGAGTGTCAGCAACCAGCAGATTTCGATTCAATACGGCACAGACGGCATGGCGACCGCCTTCACCTTCCCAAGTTATTTCATCGCGCAAGCCGACCTCCTCGTGCAGTACACGGACTCGCTGGGAAACACGACGAACCTGGTCCTCAATTCTGACTACACGGTTGCGGGCACACTCGACGATAAACTCAATACCTACAACATGGGCGGCACGGTCAATTTCTCCGTGCCGCCCGCCGCGAGCGGAACGCTCTTGATCACGCGACAGACGCCGGTGATTCAACCCGCCGTGTTCAACCCGCAAGACCCATTTTCGGCAGGAGCGCTGGAAGCCACTTTGGATCGCATGGTGTTAGTAGAACAGGAACTCTGGGCGAACTTGACCAGGGGTTAATGATGAAACGCATCGGGCTTATTATCGCATCCGTGTTATGGGCGCTCCCCGCTTTGGCGGGGCAACCCTCAGTGTCCTTGACCTTCAAGCCGATTCCCTTTTCGCAGCTTTTGGTAACGCCTTCCCAGGCCAATGGCACTGAGGGTTATTGCTCGGATTGCTCCCAGACCAAACCCTGCACCGGAGGTGGGTCGGGCGCGTGGGCGAATCATATCGCTGGCGTGTGGAGCTGCACCGCCGGGACTCCAGCGTCTGGAGTCGCTGGCCCCACCGGACCCACTGGACCAACCGGGGCGACTGGGCCTGCGGGGGGCGCGACCGGGCCCACGGGGCCCACCGGCGCAACTGGACCCGCTGGTCCGACCGGGCCGGTAGGGCCAACGGGAGCGACGGGGCCTGCGGGACCGACAGGCGCGACTGGACCGGCTGGCCCAACCGGGGCGACCGGGCCTGCGGGACCGACTGGCCCGAGCAATGATACGACTGTCACCACGGCGACCATCAGCGGAACCTACACCCTCGTTGTGCCAGCGGGTGGCCATGCGGAAGACCTCCTGACGCTCACCAGCAATACGACCATCACCGTTCCTCAAGCGACGTGGGCGGGGCAGACGCGGACGGAGAATATTTGTCAGGACAGCTCTGGCAGCCGCGTTCCGACTATCTCGGCCGGCAGCGGTCTAACCCTTCATTTCACGCCGCCGACTTGGACGACGACGGCGAGTAAGTGCGATATCTGCACGTTTAGTTTCCCCGCAGTTAACATTGGCTTTTCTCACGGGTGCTTTTTGAATCAGTGAAGGATCGCATCCACATCCTGATTGCGCTGGCAATGGGCTTCCTGATGGCCTTCGCGCTACTAGAGCCTCCGCAACTCGCGGCACGCGCGGTCATGTCGCTAGGGGCAACGGCGACTACCACAGCAACGCCAGTGCCAACGCCAAGCCCCACGCCGACGCCGACGCGGACGGCTACTCCTACTCCGAGCCCAACTCCCACTCCACCGCCAACGCCAACCCCCAGCCCAACGCCGTCTGCGAGCCCAACGCCAACTCCGTCGCCCACTCCGACGCCGATGGGGACGGTGGGGATTTCCGCGCCGACGAATGGCGCGACCGTTAGCGGACTAATTAACATAACGGCGACGATTTCGGGCGCGGTAAGCTGGGTGAACTTCTACGTGGACGGCGCTTATCAGAGTTCCTCGCCGCCCTATACGCAGACCTTCAACACCGGCAACGTGTCCAATGCTTCGCACACGATTTCAGTCAATGCTTATGCGGCTGGTGGCACGCTGGTCGGAACGGCTTCGATTTCCGTCACGGTCAATAATGCGGCACCCAGCGGCTATTTCGTCCGTCTCAATCCGGGGGCGACGTTACCCAGCGAATCGACGTGCGCGACGGCGGCGCTCTCGCGCTCGCCTTTTGAACCACGTTCCGACAACGTAACGGCTAATCATGTAACGCCGAGCGGTGGGTTCCTTTCGACTTTTCACTCAGCGGTCTCGAGCGATCCGCAGACGGCGGGCGCTCCGACTAGCATAACCAATCTGATTACCGGCAATTTCACCGGGAGCACTGATCAAATTGCGGTTTGGGCGGCATGCAAATGGGGACGCGATGAGAACGAGGTGCGCGCAGACATGGTGGTCGAAACCAACTGGCATCAGCCTGCGATTGGTGATGTCGGCAACGGCACAAGTCTCGGGCTTTTGCAGGCCAAAACGCGCGACTCGCCCTCGACCTGCACGGCGGTAGCTTCAGCCAATAATCAGCCGGGATGCACCAATTCCAACGGTACGCTGTGCTCTGCGGTGGCTTCGGCGGTGAACGATTCGAGCTGCCAACTGCATCTGAGTTCGGCTTTTGCGATCGATTACGCCTCGGCCATGTGGTACGCGTGCTATGTCGGGCAACAGAACTATCTGGCGCAAAGGACGCCCAACGCCGGCTATCCAACCTTCCCGAATGGCACTCCCGCTCAGATGGATCAGGGATGCCTCGGGTACTGGAATACCGGCACGTGGTTCAACACGCAGGGCATCAATTATGCGAATCTAGTTGCGGCATATATGGCGTCGCAGCCATGGACAAAGACGGGATTCTAAGGAGCGGACGATGAAACGAATACTCAGCGGATTACTGGTGGTGATGCTCCTTTGGATGGGGCAGGCGCGAGCGCAGGCCATCGGCTACTACCACACCGGCAATAAGGACGCGAACGGCGCGAATGCCTCGACGACCGGCATGGAGAACTCCGTCATCGTCGTCAATTCATCGCCGTCTAGTTCGCGCCGATTTATGATGCTTTCGGCGGTCAGCTACAACACGAGTGCGGCACTAGTGGCGATGTGCTTCGATTCGGCGACGCTGCCAGCGGACCAATCGGCGGCGTCAGTCGCGGCGCTTCTCTCGCAATGTTCACTGGCCACCGCGACGAGCGCAACGCAGCCCTCGACGTGCAGTTTCTCGTTGCCTAACGAGGGCGTCGGGCTGGTGTCGGGGCTGACTTGTGCGTGCTCGACAACGGGCAAAAAACTGACCGTCGATACCACATCGGGCGGCGACTGCTTCTTCGGGATAGCGTGGAAATGAAGATTCTACGAATCCTTTGCGCGCTCCTATTACTAAGCGCATCCGCAGCGTTCGCCGCAGGGAATAACAGCGGGTCGGGATTCGGTTCGGGTAGCGGCGGGGCCCCTGGAGGATCATCGGGGCTTGCCCCTAACGGCGGCGTTACTTCGACCGGCTCGATTCTCGTTTCGCCAGTGACGATTCCTGCGGCCCCGACGATCTCTAGCGGATTCGCCACAGGTACGTCCAATTATTACTACTGTGCGGCTGGCGACAGCAACGCGAACGTGGCTAATGGTCTCGGCATCACGCCACTGTCGTCCCCGACGGGAACGGTGGGGCAAACTGGCGTGATGAGTTGCCCGGGTGAAGTTGGGGCAACGCATCTTTATTTGCTTCGCTACTCGGCTAACAGCGTACCGACGGGCGCGCAGAGTGTTCTCATCGCGAGTTGCACGGTCGCGAGTGGGACGGGCTGCTTCATCGGTGACGCGGCGCTTTCACCATCCAGCTTCTACGTGCAGGGGACGACCGGCAACGGTACCGAGTACATCAGGGCGGGCAGCATAATTCTCTCGCCGTCCCAAATCGCGCAGGACGGCATCAATGTGTTCATGGCGAACACCTCGACGGGAAATCCCTTTGTCGGGTATCAAAACGGGACCGCCGTCAGCGCGATAAACACGAAGGGGGAGTTTTTTAGCCAGCCGACCGATACGGGCACGACCGAGTTTCAAGGCAATGGGCCATTAGGACAGACGGCCCCGCTTCAAGATGAGAAGA